AAGAGAATTCTGGAGTTTATGAGCAAGGGTCTGCCTTTTCAGCCTCTTGTTAATTTCCTGAATAATCTTATGGGTAATCCTAGTATGCAAAGTCAAAAGGAACTCTATGATTTCCTTGAGCATGAGCATCTGCCCATTACTGAGGATGGTTATTTCCTTGCTTATAAGGCAGTCAGAGCAGATTACATGGACAAATATCGCGGAGTATTTGATAATCATGTTGGTAATGTTTGTGAAATGACCCGATCAAAGGTTGATGATGATCGTGGCCGAGGTTGCTCTAATGGGCTTCATGCTGGTGCATTGAATTATGTGGCCGGTTATGGCAGTCTTGAAAATGGCGATAAGATCGTTATCGTTAAGATTAATCCTGCTGATGTTGTGAGTGTTCCTAGTGATTGTAACTATGAGAAACTTCGCACTTGCCGATATGAAGTTGTCGGAGAGTATCAAGGCGAACTTCTCAAGCCTCTTTATTCATCTGTCTTTAGTGAGGATGATTACGAGGATGAGGATGAAGATTATGATAATGATTATGATTGGGGATGGAATGAGGATGATGACGAAGAGGCTTATGCTGAAGATGATGAGGAAGATTACGACGATTATAACTGATTAATAAAAATAAAGTGGAGTCTGGTGACTAAGATAATAGCCTCTGGTTGGGAAACTCAACAAACGCTATTTGAGAGAGGTTCAATTCCTCTCCCGCTATTTTATATCGCTAATGATAGTAGAGGTTGCTATCCCGATATTGGTTTGGGTTGTTTACAATTACAGGTAATGGTGAAATATGTTTAAGATGGAACTTGGTTTTAATCCGTATGACAAGGCTAACAGCAGTGCTGAAAAGCGTTATGCTAATTCGTGGAATGGACTGCAAGAGCAGTTTCTAAATTCTTTTAATCTGGTTGGTCATATCTTTTGCTATAATGGAGATCCTCGTAGAAAGATTAGTAGTATGAAGCATACTAATGATCTTGTTGAGGTTCGTAATGCTAATGAGAATAGCAACTCTGATGCTTACTTCTATGTTAACGGTGGACGAAAGCAGTATGCTATCAATACCATTGCTTGTTGTTTTGTAGATATTGATGCTGGACGAGACGCTGCTGGAAACTATCTGCCCAGTAAAGAGGTTATGAAGTTTAAGCAGTCCTCTCTTGATAAGATCAATAACTTTGCTGTTAAGCCAAGTTGGGTAGTTGATACTCGTAATGGTTATCAGATTTATTGGATTCTGGACGATCAGAGTCGAACTCTAGTTAATCAAACCACATGGAATGGTATTCAGAAGAAACTGGTAAATTACTTTGGTGGAGATGCACGAGCCATCAAGATTAATCAGATTTATCGAGTTCCTTATACTTGGTGGCGTAAGTGCTGGGAAAAGAAAGCATCTTACTTTACAAGTATTCTGACTGGCTCAACTGGTCATAGAATTAATGTTCAAGATTTAATCTCTGCATTAAATGGTCAGCCAGCAACAGTAACCATTGTTCCTAATGCTACTAGTGATGCTTGGTTTGACCAGTGGAGAAAAACCTATAAGAAGTCTGATGCTACTGGACTTCCTGTAACGGTTGATGCTGCTGCAAAGATTCTGAATGAACTTAATAGTCAAAGAGCAGTCTATACAAATAGCACATCTGATACTTGTGGTCAAAAGAACTCTATGAGTAGTGCTTGGGCATCTTATAATAAGACTCCAGACAGTTACAACGAGGATCTTTCAAAGGCTTACAACAACAAGTTTGAAAAGGCTTATGGTGATCCGTCGCCAGTGTTGCCTTCTCATGCTGGTGACAGTGGTTTAGTTTTGAGTGGGGAGCAGGCCAAACTTTTAAAAACGGTGGTCGAGTACCTCAACCAAGCGTCCACAGCGTTGTATTTCAGCAACAACCGATTCCTTTCTGGTGCTGCCAGAGACTTGGCAAGCCAGATTAGCGATAAGTTTTGTGTTGGTTGATTAAAACCGGATCAGTCGGGGGATGCTTGTTGTGTCCCCCGATTGTGTCTGGACTAGGAGGAATAAATTATGGGAAGACACACAAATAGACTATTACAGCATTTACTAGATAATGAATCCTCAAAAAGAGATTTTGTGGAATTGGTTCAAAAAACCAGTAACAATTGGGACATGGCTAAATTTCTAAGAGAAGGTAAGTTTGAGAATACAACATGGTATGTTAGTGGTCAAACAGTTAATAATATTATGAAACGATTAGGATATGAAGGTAAGCGTGGACGTAAACCAACTCGACCTCATGTAATTGATAATACTGGGCCAAGATGGTCTGAAAGAGTTTAGGTAAATTATGAATAATCAAGAATATCCAGAAGATAAAGATCCTTACAAATTCTACTTTCAGATAGATACTGAATGGGTCAAAAAATATATGGATAGTCTGATTAATAAGATAGAATATAAATGGATAAGTAAGGATATTATAGAGGATGTGTTGAACAACCTATCTAACTATAATACTCCACTTCTTCCAGATGGATTTTCTCCGATTGCGTTACCTGTGAATAGTTCGTTCTCCAGTACAGCGGATGATAAAAAGTCCCTGTACTTGGGGAACAACTATTGGAACGAAGGAATATGGAAAATGAAATACTTTATCTATAACAAATTACAGAAAGAATATGAATTACATTTACAAAGTCATGCTAGGCATATTGTTAGCCAGCCTAGATACTATGAAGGATTATTTGAAATACTTAATTAGGAAGATTTATGAATAATGATGAATGGTTTATAATTAAAGATTTAGATGGTTTCATTAATTCGTCAAGAGCATTAGTATTTAATAATTTTGGATCTAATAAAGATTCAACAGATGATTTGAAATTAGAAATCAACAAAGAAGATCAAGATGAATTAAATAATATTTTATCATTTGATGAATCAAGAATAATATTAATGAGTTTAATTAAAAAACAAAAAAATAAAAAAACAAATGATATAAGATATGTAGTCAATGATGAATTATTTATGACTATAGTAGAATCTCTTAATGATAGAATGGTTAGTAATTTATTGAACAACTTGGTTAATAAAGGTGTTATTGAAACAGGGTTTGACAGTGACAGTAACGATTTCGTTTTTTGGATAAAAGACAATGACAAAAACAAACCTGAAAAGCCAGAAACCGATTGAGATTGATGCTTCATTCAAGTATAAGTGTCCGTCTGAGAATTGTGATAACGAACATTGGTTATTTATAAGGCAAACTCAGGTTAAGAATTTTAAGATAGTCTGTGAGTGTGGTTTGGTTTTCAAGCCAAAACAGATAAAAAACATTAAAATAATTTACGAAAAGCCAATAAGTAAACGAAAGAAGACAGAGGATATTATTGATAGTATTCCTGTTGACCTTTTGAATCAATGTGCTAAAGTTCTATCTGGCTATGGATTTGATTTGGATGAGGCTAAGGAATTGATCAAACAATCATACAATTCTTGCAAGACTAATGATGTTGGATCTTTAATTAAAAACGTTTTAAAATCTTTTGGAGAAAAAAATGGCTAAGGGTATTCGACCATCAACTTTTGACGAAATCATTGGACAGGATAATGTTAAGGAGCGTCTGCGAGTCTCTGTGAGGGGTTGTAAAAACACAGGCACGGTGATGCCTCACGTTTTAATAGACGGCCCTCCTGGCCTTGGAAAGACCACCATAGCGAGTGCCATAGCCAACGAGTTGGGGGTGAACCTTTATACCACCAATGCGGCAAACATACGCAGCATCAAAAATATACTTCCGTATATTATGGGTATTGAGCCAAGATCAGTTTTGTTCATTGATGAAATCCACAGATTGCCTAAGATTGTGGAAGAATTTCTATATCCGATCATGGAAGATTTTGTTCTTAATATTACTGTTAAGAATGACGAAGATAAAGATGTTCCAGAAACTATTGATCTGCCAGTATTTACTGTGGTTGGGGCCACAACTAGTGGCGGAAGTTTAAGTCAACCCTTTTATGATCGTTTCTGCATTAAAGAACATTTATCTTTTTATAATACTGATGATCTAGCTAAACTAGCAAGGTTGAATTCGTCAAAATTAGGAGTAGTCATAGATGACTCAGACCTCTTAGAGATTGCTAAACGAAGTAAAGGAACTCCACGAATTCTAAATGCTAGATTACAATGGTATAAGAATTATATGTCTTGTAATCCTGATCAAACCATTTCGGTTGATGAGATATTTAATGTTCAGGGTATTGATAATAACGGTCTTGATGTTTACGACAGACTATATATTGATATTTTGAAAAAGAGTAAGGGATCACCACTTGGATTGAAAGCAATATCTTCAATGACAGGAATAGCTATAGAAACTATTGAGAACAGCATTGAGCCATTCTTAGTCAGGAAAGGTTATGTTATTAGAACTCAAAAGGGAAGAATTTTAGGATCGCAACCATAATAATTTTTTACTTAATAATTGAATGTTGAAATACTAAAGGGGTCTTTTGGCCCCTTTTTTATTTATAAGGTGGTGTAATCTACCCTAGAGGACGCTATGATAGATACTATACAAATATTATTGATTATATTAATACTATTAGATATAGTATTTTTCTTTTTAGGATATACTATCGGTCGATTAAATAGTAGTCAGACCATCGTGGAGAGTCAGCCGGTTTCTTTTTTTAATAAACAAAAATCATTATCAGATGACAAAGTAACAAATAAAGTTATTATTGATGAGAGAAAATTTGTAACAGACATTAAAACGTCTGGGATGGAGAAAAAATACGAAAATCTTGGTGAAACTAAAATTTCTAATGAAAATATAGAATCTTCAATCAATAAATTAAAAAATTTAAAAAGATAGTCATGCAAAAAATTCTGATTGTTGGAGGAACGCAAATGGTTGGAAGAGATTTTGTAGAACTATTGTCTGATAATATTAACTATAAATTGTCTATTGCTAATCGAGGAATAACCAATAAGGATCTGTTCAAACATTTAGAACATATTACTGTTGATAGAAATAATCTTGAGTCTTGTAAAGAGCTATCTGGAAGATTTTTTGATATAGTCATCGATTTTAGTTGTTATAATATTAATCAACTAAATAATATATTAAAATTTATCTCTTATGATTATTATGTATTAATATCTACTCAATCAGTATTAGATACTCATGCAATACAAACCAAGACACATTGGCTTCACCAGTATGCTAAGGATAAAAAAGAGTTAGAAAAATACTCTATTGACAATAATTTAAAAAATACTTCTATAATTAGACCTTGTGCCTTGTATGGAAAACACGACTATACTAATAGATTTTATTCTTCTGATAATAAGTTTTATTGGAAACACTCAGGAATAGAAGTAGTCTCTAATAAATATAATATTAACGTTAGAGAATTTTCACAATATTTATTACAATATATACAATATCATAATTTAAATAATATTAAAATACTACATATAGATGGAGATGGAATAACTTATCATGATAAATAATTTAAGCTATAAAATACATCCATATGAGTCTAAATATTTAAGCATAAAGAAGTATGATGCCCCATTTAATTATATTATTATTGATAATTTATTCAATAAAAATACATACGACTCCATATCTGCTAAATTTCCTGAGTTTATAGCAAGAACAGTTCCATATAAGGATCAACCTGGAGCAACTAGTAACTATGAGGGATACATATCTGGATTAGGAATGAAAGACTTGGTTGATGGTTATGATTTTTTTGCGTCTCAAGATTTGAAAAATTTTGTAGAAAAGTCTTTTAATATAGAAACTTCACAATATATATCCCCATCTGCTCATTTTCATAAAACTCCATCAAAAGATGGATTTACACATAGAGATATGAACATTTGTTCTTTCCCTAAAGCTAATAATGATCAAGATTTTATTACTTGTGGAGGAGGGGTGCATTATACTGATGATACTAATGCTAATCCAAATAGCGTAAAAATGATTAGAAGCGTAGCATTATTATATTACTTAAATAACAATGATAATATATCAGTTACTGGTGGAGGCACAGGAATTTATGATGCCTATAATGGCAAACTAATAGATACGATACAGCCAAAAAACAATAGATTATTTATGTTTGAGATCAGTCATAATAGTTATCACGCATTTGTTGGTGCTAATTTTGATAGGTCTGCCGTAGTAAGTTGGTTTCACTCATCTCCAGCATATATAATAAAAAGAAATTTTGAGCAGTTTAAGAAGCACAAGAACTATCTAGAAAGATGGACACAGAAACCACAAAATGAATACTGGTCCATAGAAAATGATCCAAAGTATTCACAATATTTTGATAAGCCATTATCTGAATTATTGTAATCAATTGCTGTGTGTATCGGGCGCTTACTAAGGAACAATAAGTATTAAAACAATATGTATTTTATCTTATAAAAGGACAGGATCAAACTGGCTATGTGATACTATGGCTTCAGATGATACTTTGTCTTTATATGAACCATTTTCTAAAGATCCTCTATCTTTTTTTTATACTTTGCATTATCTATTAAAAAATGTTTATCGTGTAGACGATGAAATACTTAATGCTTTTGTAAAAATATATAATTATTCTAATTTTTTTATTGATTCAAATAGTTTTACTAAATTAATTTTTAGAATAATAAAAAATAAACCTTATTCTATTAAGTTACTACAAAAAATACAACAAAAAATATATGAAATACAAAAAAATTTAGTTTTTAAAGTTTTTCCTGAACAAATTAATGAAGATATTTTATTAAAAGATATCGTTGATATGTCTGATTACGTTATAATTAATTATAGAAATAATTTACTGGAATCTTTTATCAGTGAGCAAAAGTCTTTAATAAGTCATAGGTGGACATCCTTACAAAAAGAACGACCATATTTAGAAAAAATACAATGGAATGAAAAAATATATAATGACTATATAAATAAAACTATAAATTCATTAGATTATTTTTTAAAAAATATTAATAAAAAATATGTATTAATTTCATATGAACAAATTCATCAATCAAATAATAAAATAGCAACAATTAATGCTTGTATCAAAGATATATATCCAGATTTTGTTTGGAATTTTAAAGAGATATCTTTTTTTTCAAAAGAAAATTATGTTGTTAATATTGAAGATAATTTTACAAACAAAGAAGAATTTTTATCATCAATAAAAAATCTTAGAACAAAGATATATTAATTATTGTATGTATCGGGCACATTATAACAATCAATAGTCAAGCATTTTTTTTGGTTTATTTCATTAAGAAAATATTCAGTTTCCCATTCTTTATCATGATACTTAGTTACTCCAGAATTAAAAGCAACTAAAATAATATTATCTTTTGATTGTTTTATAGATTTTATATACTCATGAGTTATAATGCCAGTACTGACTCCAGCCTGAATTCCAGTTCTATAATAGTTTAATTTTTTTGATATAATAGATTGAATATACTCAATACATTTCACCTTTTCTTTATCAAATTTAAATAAATTAATATTATCAACATAAGATTTTGAAGCTTTTTCCAAATTGTGTGGACATGGTACAAAATAAATTTCTTTAAATAGATGTTGATTTTCTCTTATATTTCCCATGTTGCAATAATACTCTTTAATTCCTTGTAGGATTTTACTGTCTTGTCTACCTTTAATCGGCCGTCTTCTGGATATGCATATTTTATTATTATAGTTTTTAATTTTATCAAATTTTAATGGAAAAAGAAAATTAAACAACACCAGTGTGTCTGTTTTCTCATTTAATGGTAGTTTATCTATAGTAGACTGTTTAATGTCTTTATTGTTTGCTAATAAAAAATAGTTCATAAATAATATTTGTATGTTTGATTATCTAAAAAGTCCCAAATTTTATCCCATTCAATTTTTATTTTTCCATAAAAAGATCCACCTAAACAAACATCATTTGACGGATGCTTTATATACTCTGGAGTGGAATGGATTGATACATCTAAAACTATTTCTGACAGTCTTTTATTTTTTTGTGTCATTTCATTTTTGCTAAGAACTTCACGGACTTCTACCGTATCACATTTCTTTAGAACATCATTCCAATCCTCACTCATATTTTGCCATACAGAATTTACTAAATGAGTGCGCTTATTCATGCGTTGTGCGATCTGTAAATATTTTAAAAATTTTTGTGCATTAATATTATTATGGTGCATAGTTCCCTCTCCGTTCAGTACTATGTTATCAAAATCTTCTATGATTGCGGCATCTATTTTATGATTTGTATGTACTAAAAGTGTTGGTTTATAGTATTTGATAAGATTATTCATTACTTCTTTACATCCATTATGATAATAAGATGTATCGTTTAATAGAATTGTTTTCATTTATTTATATACCATGAATTATAAGGTTTGTCTTCTATGATATTAATTTTTTTATTGTACTTAGTTACAAATTTATCTATTGTTTCGATATTCTTTGGCCAAGATTTGTCATAGTCGTGACCAGAAAAAATTCCATTGTGTTTTAGTTTCGGCCACCAGTCGTATAAAGTTTTACCATCATCTTGCCCTGTATGAGCATATCCATCTATATAAATAAAGTCAAAAAAATTATCTTCAAACAGACTTACTGCTTTATCAAATCTATATTTTAGTATTGTATTTTTATCTTTATAAGGAAGTAATCGATTGACTGCTTTAGTATATTGAGCATCATTGTGACCTCTATCTCCAGCCCACATATCAATTGAATATAAATATTTTATTGTAGAATGATCCAATATTTGTGCAGAAAATGTGCCATCTGCTACTCCTAATTCACATCCTATATAATCGTCCTGAATCATAGATAGTAAAATTTTAATTCTATTTGACATTATTATCTCTTACAATATCATTGTGATCTAATTTATTATAATATATTTCATAAACTACACTATCTAATAAAGCATAAAATTGATGATAAATATTTGGTTCTATAGTTATAGATTCATGAACATCAAGTTTACTAGTTATTTGAATATTATTTTCCCATCTATGGACTAAGATAGATCCCTTTTCAACAAAAAACATATTATATTTATATTGATGATAATGTTTAGAACATGACTGTTCAGCATTAATCTCTATTCTATCAATAGAAAAAGCATCATTTATAAAAATATTAGATGTAAATCCCCATATCTTACCAAATTTATTCATAATAGTGGACCTCATATTGATGATATATACACCGTATAAAGATTGTAAAAAGGTGTATTATATTAAAGTCATCAATTTTTATAGGAGAGTATTATGTCAAAAGGTCTGGACGTAGGAACTAGTTTTATTATCTTGGCAACAGATAATGAAAATAATATAAAATATAAAGAATTTAGGGATGCATTCTATATCATCAAGCCGACTACTCCTGTTGCAAGTAAAATGATAGAAAAGGGATTAAATAATAAAGTATTTATCAAAGATTCTGATGGATCATTTATTATTCTAGGTAAAGATGCAATAGAAAAAGCTATAGAAAGAAATGATAATGCTAAAAGACCAATGAGTAAAGGAGTAGTATCTGCAAAAGAAAAAGATGCAAAAAAAATATTAGCATTTATTTTAAAAGAAGTTGCTGGAAAAGCAAGTGAAAAGGGAGAGAAGTTAGTTTTTTGCGTACCAGCACAGCCTGTAGATCAAGAAGATGAAGATTTTGATATTGGATATCATGAAGATGTAGTCAAGGCTATTTTGAGTGAATGTGGATACGATGCTAAGGCTATTAATGAAGCAGAGGCTCTGTGTTATGCTGAGTTAGGCGATGAAGATTATACTGGAATAGCTATTTCTTGCGGAGCAGGAATGACTAATGTTTGTGTGATGTTAAATGGTGAGCCAACAGTTGTATTTAGTACTACAAAATCTGGTGATTGGATAGATCGCATGAGTGCCATTGCTACTGGTGAAAAAGATAGTGTTGTTCAAGCAGAAAAAGAGGGTGGAGATTTTACTATTGGTGAGCATACAGATAATACTATATTATCTGCAGTTTCTTCATATTATGAAAGATTAATAGATTATACTACAAAACAATTAACACTAGCATTATCAAATCATAAATCTTTACCAAAATTTAAAAATCCTTTAACAATAGTGGTTGCTGGTGGTACATCGCAGGCTAAAGGATATATAGAGCAATTTTCTAAAAAAATTATTGAGAATGAGTTTCCTCTTCCAATTAAAGTAGTCAAGCATGCCTCAGACCCCTTGCATTCAGTAAGTAAAGGATGCTTAATAGCTGCGAAAGTTTTATAACATGCAGGATAAATCAGAGGACAGAATTAATAATTCAATCCTGTCTATAAAACATAATACAAAGATACAATCTGATTGTTCAATATGTGTTGATGGGTTTACGCCGACACCAACAAAAACAGTAACTCAAACAAATACCCCAACTAAAACAGCAGCGTCCACCACCAGAACGCCAACAAAAACAGCAACACAAACTACTACTCCCACACCAACGAATGTGACAGTTGTAGCTTATTTTAAAGTCTCAGATGGTTTTAATCATAACTTTGTAATAAAACTAATCGATCAAGAAAAGATTAATCAAGCAAGATCTCAAATAAACGGAACATCACAACCTCTCCATATAACAGGACTAATAATTAAAGGATCAGTTTGTTATAATCCAAATTATAATTTTTATTACGATCCGAGCACAATCGATTTTTTTGAAAATGCCATGGAAGTTTGTGATGCAACTTTTACTTATACAGAAGAGCACCTGTCTGAAGCTGGGGGAGCTTTTCTTCCAGGGCTTAGGTTATGTCCATGGGCTAGCTATTTAATATCAGAATTAGACGCGAATCCCTGCTCAACTCCAACGCCAACTTCAACAAGCAGAGATACTCCCACTCCAACACCCACAGAAACGCTAACTCCCACACCAACCACTACAGAAGGTTTAACGCCAACGCCCACACCCACAGAAAGTTTAACGCCCACACCAACAGAAACTTTAACGCCAACACCAACAAACGGCGACACTCCCACGCCAACGCCAACAAAAACCCTAACATCAACACAAACGCCAACAAAAACCCTAACGCCAACACCAACGCCAACAACTGGTAACGCTCCCGCGCCCGTTCAACCTCTTTTTGATAAGTCTTCTTGGTTATCTGTGCCACAACCATATCGAGGTTATTTAAATCAAGCTGCGGATCGGTGGACTAAATATATAAAATACAACTCAATAACATATGGAATTATAAAAAATGAATTGTCTAAACTGAATAAAGTATGGAACGGACTAGCCTTAGATTTAACTAAATTTAATCTTATTAATGATCCAATGTCAATTACAATAGCGTCATGTGGACCTTTTGATGTAGGTGATTTAGATGATGAAGATGGAAACTTATGTAATTCGTTAACATTTCAATTAGTTATTAATGAATATTTTAATAATCAGTATAGTGAAAAGGATTGGGTAGAAATATTAACTCATGAATTTGGTCATGCTCTTGGAATCGGAGCATTCTGGAATCCAGAAGCTGTACCAAAAACCGACGGCACGCCTCCTATTGATAACCTATTAGATGGAACCGTATACTCTAATGCTAAAAACGCATATAATTCTATAACATCTTTAACAAGAACAAAAATACCATTAAGTTTTGATGATGGTCATTGGCCTGAAGAATATAGGTCTCAGTCAGGTAATGAGCAATCATATTATGGGTTCTCAAACGAATTAATGGTGCCATCTTTCACCTCTGGAAAAATTTCAATATTATCTCTTTTAAGCATTAAAACTTTAGTTGATTTTGGTTATGAGGAAGTATCACCAGGAAGTAGTGAAGGTATTCCAAATCTTATAACATCAATATCTCCATTTTCTGTTGTTAATAACTTAAATACAATTAAAAGAAATTGTTCTTGTGAGCACAAACCAATTATAATAAAATTAGTAAAAAATAATAAACAAAACATTAATGTTATAATAGAAAATACAGATATTAATCATAACAAAAATAGTCTATCGTCAATTAAAACAAATGTGAAGATTAAATCAGATTGTTCACAGTGTGTTGATGAACCAACACCATCTCCAACCAAAACACAAAAAGTTACAGCAACTCCAACCAAAACCAAGACACCAACAAAAACAGTAACAAGAACAGTAACTTCAACAAATACTCCACCTAATACAACGACCCCAACAAAAACACCAACGAAAACAGCAACTCAAACAAATACTCCGACAAAAACAGTAGTGCCTACAAAAACGCCAACAAAGAGTACTACTACAACACCCACTACTACAAAAAGTCTAACTCCAACTAGAACTTCAACACCAACTCAAACTCCTACGCTAACAAAAAATCAAACACCAACCCCAACGCCAACAAAGGCTGGTACGCCAACACCTACACCTACTGAAAGTTTAACGCCAACACCTACACCTACTGAAAGTTTAACGCCAACACCTACACCTACTGAAAGTTTAACGCCAACACCTACACCTACTGAAAGTTTAACGCCAACACCTACACCTACTGAAAGTTTAACGCCAACACCCACGCCTACTGAGGGTTTAACACCAACGCCAACTCCTACAGAAACATTAACGCCCACACCAACAGAAACATTAACGCCCACACCAACAGAAACCTTAACGCCCACACCAACAGAAACATTAACGCCCACACCAACAGAAACCTTAACGCCAACACCAACAGAAACCTTAACGCCAACACCAACAGAAACCTTAACGCCAACACCTACCGAGGGTTTAACGCCAACTCCCACTCCTACAGAAACCTTAACGCCCACACCAACAGAAACGCTAACGCCCACACCAACAGAAACGCTAACGCCCACACCAACAGAAACGCTAACGCCCACACCAACAGAAACCTTAACGCCCACACCAACAGAAACGTTAACCCCAACACCTACGGAAACGTTAACTCCCACTCCTACAGAAACGCTAACGCCAACACCAACAGAAACCTTAACGCCCACACCCACGCCGACTGAAATTTGCATCACTGGATACATATCTAAAGAATGCTTTTCACAAGGAAACAGATTATTTAATATAAGAGTATTAGATCAATGTACCTGTCCAGATAAATTAGAATATTCTCTTGATGGAATAACATGGAATATAGTTCCATTTTCAACTATATCAGATCCAGTAGAGTATGAAGGTTACGATTATTATTCAGACTGTATAGTTAAGGCGGTTGTGCCTGTACCACCACAAACAACCCAAGTTTGTTTTAGATTATATTATTTTGACTTACTTAAATATAGTATATGTATTCCAGTTTCTGGACCATGTGTACCACCAGATCCTCCTGAACCACCAACTGTATGTTCCATTGAACCTATAAGATATGTAAGACTAATGTATAGTATGGTTGATGGGCCAAGGCCAGGTAATCATGTATGTAATAGAGCAATTTTTGAAGTAAAAATTAATGATATAATAGTAGGTACTGGTAATTTAAATAATGCTGGAGGAACCTGTGATCCAGGGCAACCAAATTATACAAATTTCCCAAATATGATTAATCACGGACGTTTTGATAGGGCAAATTTTTTCACTATAGATAGTCCAGGGATATCTATAAAAGAATTAGATGACACAACAAGTGGTTATGAAATTGAATTAAAGGGTTTATTAAATCCAGGAGATTATGATACTTATACAGATTGTGATAGTAATACTACACATAGGGGAATAGGATGGATAGAGCTATTAGACAAAGATCAGAATTTATTATTTAGTGCTGGTCTTCCTAATGATCAAATAATATTTATTACTAGTTATCCAGATAATCCAGAATGTCCCACACTAACACCAACCCCTACTCCTACACCAACGCCTACAGAAACGTTAACACCCACTCCAACACCTCCTAATTCATTAAATGCTGCAAATTTTAATTTCTGCGCCGAATGGATGTCCCTAAACGGAAATGTTACTACGGTAGGAACTAACGGTGGTCCTAGTTATTATGGCACGTTTGACCAGACTGGCAACGCGTTTGAGTGGAATGATCTTGATGGCACTTCCGGCTCGTCTCGTGGGCTGCGGGGCGGCTCCTGGAACGTCATCGTCACGTTCGGCTTGTCGTCCTCCGGCAGATACGCGTACGACCCGGTGAACGAGTACAGCGACATCGGGTTTCGTCTCGCAAGTTCTTTCTCTGTCCTTAACCCTTTAAATCTTAATTTCGTCAGAGTGGAGGACATCAATAACAGTAATGATACTACGGGCTACGGAGGCGTAAATTATGTTTATGAAATAGGAAAATACCTTGTAACCAACTGTGAATATGTTGAGTTTTTAAATGCTATAGCAAGTAGTACAGATACTTATTTTCTTTACGAAGGAGATGTTCGTAACGGAGTATATAGACTCGGTTCCCCTGGTAGCTATTTTTATGATAGTAAAGCCAATCTAGGTAACAAGCCCGTTGTGTACATTTCTTGGTTTGATGCTGCAAGATATTGTAACTGGCTTCATAATGGCAAACCAACCGGACCTCAAAATAGTAGCACAACAGAAGATGGGGCATACTCTCTTAATGGAGTAATTACTGGAAATGCCGTAGCAAAAAATAGCAACGCTAAGTATCATATTCCAACAGAGAATGAATGGTACAAAGCAGCATACTACAGTCCAATAAAAGATGGAGTTGGTGGATATTACCTTTACGCTACTCAGAGTGATGTTGCTCCAACTTGTGTAACTGCTAATGAATATGGAGATGGTAGTGCCAGAACTAGTGATTATGCATGTCCTCTGATACTATCTGTTTTTTCATTACCCACTGAAGAGATTACAAAAAATAGTATTAAAAATAGCAATATAAGTATACCATTAGTAAAAAATAATTTTAAAATCAAATCTGATTGTTCAATATGTGTTGACGAACCAACACCAACTCCAACGAGAACACAAAAGGCTACAGTAACGCCAACAAAAACCAAAACACCAACCAGAACACCAACAAAAACAGCAACTCAAACAAATACTCCATCCAATACAACAACTCCAACAAAGACACCAACAAAAACAGCAACGCCTACAAGAACACCTACGCCAACACGAACAAAAGATGTAACGTTAACACCTACGCCAACACGAACAAAAGATGTAACATTAACGCCTACGCCAACACGAACAAAAGATGTAACGTTAACACCTACGCCAACACTCACAACAACCTCAACACCTACAAGAACAAGTAATACAACACCAACACCAACACCAACAAAGACATTAACAATAACACCAACGTCTACTAAGGGTTTAACACCAACACCAACAGAAACGCTAACACCAACTCCTACGGAGACGCTAACACCAACACCAACAGAAACCTTAACGCCAACTCCTACAGAAACCTTAACGCCCACACCAACAGAAACCTTAACGCCAACTCCTACAGAAACCTTAACGCCAACTCCTACGGAGACGCTAACACCAACACCAACCAGAAATACAATTAATCCTTTTTCTATAGTTTGGAATTTATCTTATAATGGAACTTTAAATGGAAATCCATGGATAATATCTAATAATAATAAAAAATTAAAATATACTGTTGAAGACTCTGAAAATTGTGTAGGACCAGGAGGGAATACGGAAACTCAGTCGGGCACAGCAACTGCTAATATTTTTACTGGACTATTTGATGGTTATATGAAGATAGATTTTTATGGAATAGGGGAGCTATTTCTGGGCAACTACGAAGTTATGGAATTCTTTTTAAACGATAATTTCATAGCAAGGGGAGAAGCCACTGGTGGAGGTCAGGAAAATTGTGATATGGGACCTATATCTAAATTTCCAGAAACAATTGATCCAATTAAATTAAATCCAAATACAAATTATAAATTTGAAATAAAATTTACAACAAACGATGAATTGTACCATGTTGGAGCTTATTATGAAGTTGAAATATCATTTATTGATAATATTATATTATCTATACCAGAGAACATTCAGACTCAAAAGCATATATATCAAGCACAACACGATACCACTGTAAATAATTTTAATACAAAACAATCAAAAATAAAAAATATTAATTATAATAAATTATTTGAAATTAATAATAATTCTAAGATAAAATCTGATTGTTCAATATGTATTGATCAATCTACTCCGACTCCAACCAAAACACAAAAGGCTACAGTAACTCCAACAAAAACTTCAACACCAACTAGAACACCAACAAAAACAGCGACTTTAACAAACACCACGACTAATACAACAACCCCAACTAAGACACTAACAAAAACAGTAACTCAAACAAATACTCCAACTAAGACGATCACGCCTACAAAAACACCAATACAAACATCAACACCAACTAATAGCAAAACACCACCACCACCTCCACCATCACCGCCAAGTCCACCGTCGCCACCAAGTCCTCCTTCGCCGCCGTCGCCACCAAGTCCACCGTCGCCGCCGTCGCCACCAAGTCCTCCTTCGCCGCCGTCGCCACCAAGTCCTCCTTCGCCGCCGTCGCCACCAAGTCCTCCTTCGCCGCCG